AACGAAAAAGAATATAATCCAAGCTGGGCACAAAGCGGTTGAAGAATTAATTAAGGTTGCTAGAGAAGAAATAGTTGACTCAGACGAAGATATATCAGCTGATAGACTAAAGAATGCGGCTGCTACAAAAAAGCTAGCTATATTTGATGCTTTTGAAATATTAAACAGAATCCACGAAGAAGAGAATATGCTGGAAGAAAAACCAGTTGAGGAAGAAAAGAGAACCACTTTTAAAGGATTCGCAGAAGGAAGATCTAAATAATGTACGAGCAAACATTATATAAGGTTGTAGAGCCTATAAAATCAAATACCATAAAAAGACTTAACAAGTCTAAAAAATGGAAATATGGCTATAATAAAGAAGCTGATATAGTTTCTATATCTAAAACAGGAATGATAGGTGAGATATTAGAAATACAAGGTTTTCAAATAGCTCTACCAAAACAACCTAAAGAAATATATTCTTGCAGTAAAGATAAATCAGAACAGAAATGGAAACAATTTCCAGTTAATCCTGATTTTAAAAGAATTAAAACCGTTTTTGATTGGCAAGATTATCCAGATGATTTTAAAGAAAAGCATTATGGGTATATAGACGAAGAGTTTAGAAGAAGAGAAGAAGGATTCTGGTTTATGAATAACGGTAAGCCAACGTACATAACAGGCACGCATTATATGTACTTACAATGGAGTAAAATAGACGTTGGTGCTCCAGATTTTAGAGAGGCAAATAGATTGTTCTTTATATTCTGGGAAGCTTGTAAGGCGGATTACAGAAGTTACGGAATGTGCTATTTAAAAAATAGACGTTCTGGATTTTCATTTATGAGTTCAGCTGAAACTGTTAATTTAGCTACATTAGCTAGTGATAGTAGATTTGGGATACTTTCTAAAACTGGTAGTGATGCAAAGAAAATGTTCACGGACAAAGTAGTACCAATTAGTTTAAACTACCCATTCTTCTTCAAGCCAATACAGGACGGTATGGACCGACCAAAGTCCGAGCTCGCTTATAGAGTCCCAGCTAAAAAGTTTACTCGTAAAAAAATGAGGGAACGAGAGGAACAAGATGATATGGAGGGACTAGACACAACCATTGATTGGAAAAACACAGGTGATAATAGTTATGATGGTGAAAAACTTTCTTTATTAGTTCATGATGAAAGCGGTAAGTGGGAAAGGCCTGATAATATAAAAAACAACTGGAGGGTTACAAAAACCTGTTTAAGGTTAGGTAGTAGAGTGGTTGGTAAATGTATGATGGGATCAACTTCTAATGCTTTAGATAAAGGTGGTGATAATTTTAAAAATTTGTATAACAATTCTGACGTAACAAAACGTAATAGAAATGGACAAACAAAATCTGGATTATATTCTTTATTTATACCAATGGAGTGGAATTATGAAGGATTTATTGATGAGTACGGTCAGCCAGTTTTTAATACACCTAAAAAAGAAAAAAAAGATCCGCACGGGCTAGATATAGATTGTGGAGTTATAGACCATTGGGAAAATGAAGCTGATGGATTAAAAGATGACCAAGACGCTTTAAATGAATTTTATCGTCAATTTCCTAGAACTGAAGAACACGCGTTTAGAGATGAAACAGGGAATAGTTTATTTAATCTTGTTAAAATATATGAGCAAATAGATTACAACGAAGGAAATAGAAACTCATCAGTATTAACAACCGGTAATTTTCAATGGACAAATGGGGTTAAAGATACACAGGTTACTTTTAATCCAGATCCTAATGGTAGATTTAAGGTTAGTTGGGTACCAAGTGGCGAATTACAAAATAATGTAATATTAAAAAACGGTATAAAATATCCAGGCAATGAACATATGGGAGCTTTTGGCTGTGACTCATATGATATATCTGGAACAGTGGATAATAGAGGATCAAAAGGAGCATTGCACGGACTTACAAAATACTCAATGGAGGATGCTCCAGCTAATACATTCTTTTTAGAATACATAGCTAGACCTCAAACAGCTGAGATATTTTTTGAAGATATTTTAATGGCGTTGGTATTTTACGGAATGCCAATATTAGCAGAAAATAACAAACCAAGATTATTATACTATTTGAGAAGAAGAGGATATAGAGGTTTTAGTATGAATAGACCTGATAAAATTTGGAACAAACTATCAGTTGCGGAAAAAGAAGTAGGTGGAATACCTAATTCAAGTGAGGATATAAAACAGGCTCACGCCGCAGCAATTGAAATGTATATCAATGACCATGTTGGTTTATTACAAGACGGTACTTACGGTACTATGTATTTTAACGAAACTTTAAATGACTGGTCTAAGTTTGATATAAATAAAAGAACTAAGCATGATGCTTCTATAAGTTCTGGTTTAGCGATAATGGCTTGTAATAGACATTTATATAGACCGCATCCAAAAAGAGAAAAACAACCATTGAATATACATATATCAAAGTATAACAATAAAGGATTTCAATCGACAATAATAAAAAATAAAGCATGACAGAGAATTATATAGACTTTCCGTCCCAGGCAGTTAGCGATTTAGAAAAGCTATCTGAAGACTATGGATTAAGAGTTGCAAAAGCTATAAAACAAGAATGGTTTACTGGAGCTAATTCTAAATTTAATAGTAACATAAATAGTTATCATAAACTAAGACTATATGCTAGAGGAGAACAGTCTGTTCAAAAATATAAAAATGAATTATCTATAAACGGTGATTTATCTTACCTTAACTTAGATTGGAAGCCAGTTCCGATTATTCCTAAATTTGTCGATATAGTTGTAAATGGCATGTCTCAAAGAAATTATGAAATTTCTTGTTTTTCACAAGATCAATATGGAGTTAGTAAGAGAACAGAGTACATGGAATCAATAATAAGAGACATGAAGGCTAGAGATTATAGCAACTTGGTTCAAGAACAATTTGGTATAGATATATTTGATCATAAGCCTGAAAGCTTACCGGACACAGAAGAAGAACTTGCTTTACATATGCAACTAAATTATAAGCAAGCTGTAGAGTTAGCAGAAGAGCAAGCTATAGATGTTTTAATGGAAGCTAGTGATTATGATTTAATAAGAAGAAGAGTTTTATATGATTTAACAGTCCTTGGTGTTGGTGCAACAAAAACAACTTTTGATTGGACTGACGGCGCTAAAGTTAAATATGTAAATCCATCTAACTTAGTTTATTCTTATACAGAGTCTCCATATTTTGAAGACGTATATTATATTGGAGAATTAAAAGAGATACCAATAAACGAGCTAGTTAAAGAATTTCCTAATTTAACTGAAGATGAAATAAAAGAAATCGTAGATAAGTCCGGTAAAATGGTACATGCTGGTCATGACTACAAGACGAATACTGATAAGAATAAAATAGAGGTTTTATATTTTAATTATAAAACTCACATGAATGATGTTTACAAGTTAAAGAAAACTGGGAGTGGTGGTGAAAAAGTTATTCAAAAAGATGACTCATTTAATCCTCCAGTAGAAAGTATGGATGGTAACTTTAGTAAGTTAGAAAGAATTATAGAAGTTTTATATGAAGGTGTTTATGTAATAGGTGCTGATAAATTATTACAGTGGAAAATGGCTGACAATATGATGAGGTCAGAAACTGACTTTGGTAGCGTTAAGATGAATTATCAAATGGTTGCCCCTAGAATGTACAGAGGAAAAATAGAATCTATAGTTAGTAGGATAACAGGTTTTGCAGATATGATTCAATTGACCCACTTAAAGCTACAACAAGTAATGGCAAGAATGGTACCAGATGGTGTTTACCTTGATGTAGATGGTTTAGCTGAGGTAGATCTTGGTAATGGAACAAATTACAATCCACAGGAAGCTTTAAATATGTTCTTCCAAACTGGTAGTGTTATTGGTAGAAGCTTTACATCTGAGGGTGATGGGAATCCTGGTAAAGTGCCAATCCAACAAATAAATAATGGTGTAAATAGTGGTAAAATACAAAGTTTAATATCTACGTATAACTATTATTTACAAATGATAAGAGATACAACTGGATTAAACGAAGCTAGAGACGCTGCAACGCCAGATAAAAACGCTTTAGTTGGTGTACAAAAATTAGCGGCTGCAAATTCTAATACAGCAACAAGGCACATACTTCAATCAATGTTATATTTAACAGCAGAAGTCGCTGAGTGCATGTCGTTAAGAATTTCTGATATAGTTGAATACTCTCCAACAAAAGAAGCTTTTATTAGAGCCATTGGAGCACATAACGTGGCAACTTTAGAGGAATTAAAAGATTTACATCTTTATGACTTTGGTATATTTATAGAGTTGTTGCCAGATGAAGAAGAAAAAGCTATGTTAGAAAATAACATACAAGCAGCGATAGCGCAGCAATCTATAGACTTAGATGATGCTATAGATTTACGATCTATTAGAAATGTAAAATTAGCAAATCAATTATTAAAAGTAAAACGTAAGACTAAAGCTTCTAAAGATCAAAAGATGCAACAAGAAAATATGCAGGCGCAAGCTCAAGCAAATGCACAAGCGCAGCAAGCAGCCGCTCAAGCTGAAATACAAAAGAACCAAGCTAAAACACAAGCTGAATCTCAATTAGAGCAAACTAAAAACCAATTAAAAACACAATTTTTACAAGCAGAAGTGCAAGCTAAAAAAGAACTAATGCAGTTTGAATTTGAATTAAACTCTCAATTAGAAGGAATGAAAAAAGATACAGATAGTGAAAGAGAAGACAAGCGAGAAGATAGAAAAGATATGAGAGTTGATAGACAAGCCAAACACCAAATGGATATGATTGAACAAAGAAAACAGGGTGATTCTAATAAAGATTTTGAATCATCAGGTAATGATATACTTAGTGGAGATGCTGGTATGGGCAGATTCAATCTTTAATTTTTAATATTTTATAAAATTTTATTATGGAAGAACTAAACAAAGAAGTTGTTGAAGAAACAACTAACTCTGTAGAGCAAAAAGCAGAGGATAATACAGAGCAACCAGTAGAAGAAGTTGCTAAAGAAACAATTGACGAATCTAAATTTGAAAGCGCTGGAGATGATAGCGTTTTTAAAGTTGATTTAAGTAAGCCACCACCGCTACAAGAAGAAAATGTAGAAAAGGTAGAAAAAGTAGAAGTTAATGAAGAAGAATTTCCAGTTATGGAAGAAATTACTGTAGAGGATCTTAAAGAAGATGAAAAAAAAGAAGTTGAGCAGATAAAAGAAGAAACAGTACAAGCTATAGAACAATCAGAAAATACTGGTAATCCATTGCCAGAGAATATACAAAAGCTTGTAAACTTTATGGAAGAAACAGGTGGTGATTTAAATGACTACGTTAAGTTAAATAGAGATATTGGAGAAATGGACGACTCTGATATATTAGATGAGTATTACAGGCAAACTAAATCTCATTTATCAAATGAAGAAAGATCGTATTTATTAGAAGATTCTTTTGGAATCAATGAAGATATAGACGACGAGAGAACAATACGAATGAAAAAAATAGCCCTCAAAGAGCAAGTTGCCGAGGCTAAAGCCCACTTAGACGGGCAAAAGTCTAAATATTACGAAGAAATTAAAGCTGGGTCAAAATTGACACCTGAACAACAGGAAGCTATTAATTTTTTCAACAGATCTGAAGAACAAAAAGAAGTAATAGAAAAAAACAAAAGAACATTTTTAAATAAAACTGATAGTTTCTTTGGACAGGATTTCAAAGGTTTTGAATATAATGTCGGAGATAAAAAATATAGGTTTAATGTTAAAGATGTTGATAAGGTTAAGGAAACACAAAGTGATATTAATAATTTTGTTAGTAAGTTTACTGATAAAGAAAATTCAACTATTAAAGACACTGCTGGTTACCATAAATCTTTGTTTACAGCTATGAACGCTGATGCTATAGCAAAACATTTTTATGAGCAAGGTAAATCCGATGCTATTAAAGATAGAGTTGCTAAGGACAAGAACATTAATTTAAATCCTAGACAAACACACGGTGAAACAAACGTTGGTGGTGTTAAGGTTAGAGTTTTGGGTGAGTCTGCTTCTGATATGAAAAACAGATCTTTTAAAATTAGAAAAAGAAAATAACTAACAATTTAAAATAAATTAATTATGGCAATTACTCCAGGAACGCAGAGTAGAGGCGCGGCAGTACAAGCGACTACATCTGCGAATTATTTAGACATCCAAGATAATGGATGGGCACAGCAATATCTTCCTGATCTAATGGCTAAAGAAGCTGAGGTATTCGGACAAAGAACTATCTCTGGTTTCCTTGCTCAAGTAGGTGCGGAAGAGGCTATGTCAGCTGATCAAGTTATTTGGTCAGAACAAGGTAGATTACACCTTTCATACAAATGTGATATGTTAGATGTTACAGCTAGTACAATTAATATTACTCATAATATTGATGGTGTGGCTCAAACAACAGATCACGGTATTAGAGTTGGTGATCAAGTATTAATCTCAGGTGGTTCAGGTGCTACTGTTACAGCTCGTGTAAGCGTTGCTGCTGCAGCATCTCAAACTATTACTGTACAGCCTTATGGTGCTGCTCACATGACAAACTTGTCTTATGTAAACGGTGACAACGACTGTAGAATATTAGTATTTGGTTCTGAAAACGCTAAAGGAACTAGCTATTCAGCTCCTAACAGATCTAATAAACCTTCTTTCACAACATTTACTAACAAACCAATTATATTAAAAGATTTGTATGAAGTATCAGGATCTGATGCTGCTCAAATTGGTTGGGTTGAAGTATCTGGTGAAGACGGACAAAATGGTTACTACTGGTACTTAAAAGCTGAAGGCGACACTAGAGCTAGATTTAATGATTACTGCGAAATGAGTATGATTGAATCAGAGCTAGTTGCTGGAGCTTCTGCTATTGCATTACCAACTGATGGTGGTGCAGGTACAGCGGGTACTGAAGGTTTATTTGCTGCTATTGAATCAAGAGGACATCAATCATCTGGTGTAACAGGTGTTAACGCTGCTACTGATTTAGCAGAGTTTGACGCTATACTAGCTGAGTTTGATAAAAATGGTTCAATTGAAGAAAACATGATGTTTGTTAATAGAACAACAGCTTTAGCAATAGATGACATGTTAGCTTCAATGAATTCTTACGGAGCTGGAGGTACTTCATACGGAGTATTCGACAATGACGAAGACATGGCATTAAACTTAGGTTTTTCAGGATTCAGAAGAGGTTCTTATGACTTCTACAAATCTGACTGGAAATACTTAAATGATCTAGCTACAAGAGGTGGTATTAACGCTGCTGCATCTACAGATGCTGTAAGAGGTGTTATGATTCCAGCTGGGACTTCAACAGTTTATGACCAACAAATGGGTAAAAACTTAAAAAGACCTTTCTTGCACGTTAGATATAGAGCTTCTAACACAGAAAGTAGAAAAATGAAAACTTGGATTACAGGTTCAGTTGGAGCTACTACATCTGATTTAGATGCAATGCAAGTAAACTTCTTATCAGAAAGATGTTTAGTTACACAAGGTGCAAATAACTTTATGTTATTGAACTAGTACTTTACTTAAGATTAGGGGAGCGTTAGTCGCTCCTCTTTTCTTTATTTTATTAATTATATTATATATTATATTATGGCAAAGAAAAAAGAAACAACTAAGGTAGAAAAACCTGTAGTTGAAGAAACAGTAGCTGTTGAAGAACAGCCGGTTGTAAAAGAACAACCTAAAATTAAAATTCCTGAGATAAAAGTAAAATCAAAGGATACATGGGAAATAAAAGATAGAACATACTTATTATCTAATAATAAAAAACCTTTAAGTAAAATGATTAAAGGTGCTAACATATATTATTTTGATGAAGAAAAAGGGTATGAAAGAGAATTGAAATACTGTGAAAACCAAAGAACATGCTTTGTAGATGAAATGCAGGGCGACCAAAGGTTAGCACATATAGTTTTTAGACAAGGTATATTATTTGTTCCTAAAAATAAAGTTGTACTTCAAAAACTTTTATCTTTATATCACCCAATGAGGGATAAAGTATTTTACGAACTAAAACCTGTTGAAGTAGCTAAGTCTCAATTAGATTGGTTAGAGTTTGAAATTGAAGCTTTATCAATAGCAAAAAATTTAAGTATTGATGCTTGTGAAGCTATAATGAGAGTTGAGGTTGGGTCTAAAGTTAATAACTTAAGTTCTAAGGAATTAAGAAGAGATTTATTAATTTTTGCTAAAAATAACCCTCAATTATTTATAGAGTTAGCTTCAGATCAAAATATTAAATTAAGAAATTTTGGTATTAAAGCTGTTGAAATGGGAGTATTAAAACTATCAAGTGATCAACGAACTTTTAGTTGGGGATCTAATGATAGAAAATTAATGACAGTTCCTTTTGACGAACACCCATATTCAGCTTTAGCCGCTTGGTTTAAAACTGATGAAGGTATGGAAATTTATTCAAATATAGAAAAAAGAATGAATTAACAATTTTTTAACTAATATTAATAGCCACTCATTACGGGTGGCTATTTTTATTTAAGTGCTAACCTTTCGCTTTATTATGTAACTATAATATAGTAAAATATAAACAAATGGCAATAAACGTAGATACAGTATATCAGAAGGTATTAGCTTTAGCTAATAAAGAGCAAAGAGGTTACATAACACCTCAAGAGTTTAATTTATTAGCAGACAAAGCTCAAAATGAAATATATGAAAATTATTTTCATCAAGCTAAAAATTCAAATGCTAAAATAAAAGATGATGATAACTATACAGATACATTAGAAATGATTGAAACTAAACTAAATCCTTTTTATAAACAATCATTAAACGTTAATAATACTAATGGTATCCTTAGTTTGAAAAATCCAGTACCTAGTGATTCAACAAATTACCAAAACGATGATATATATAGAATTATAAGTATATCATATCTTGTCAACAGCAAAAATAGAGTAGTTACTGAAGTAAATAGAAGTGAGTGGAATCTTATAACAGAAAACTCAGATTCAGTTTTATATCCTACTACATCAAGGCCTATATATTATCGCTACAACAACGTAGAGCAAATTAGCGTATTACCCGCTCCAAGTAACGGTACAATATTTACAGTTACTTATTATAAAATACCGACAGCTCCTAAATGGGATTACGTTGTAGTTAATGATAAAGCTTTATATAACTCTAATAGCAGTGTAGATTTTGAATTGCACGTTTCTGAAGAGGAACCATTGGTATTAAGAATACTAATGTTAGCTGGTTTAACAATACAAAGACCTGATATTATACAAGCTGGCGGTCAAGGTTTACAAATGATTAATCAAGAACAAAATAACTAATTATGGGATTATTAGACGGACAAACTCAATCAGCTTATTATGCTGGTAGCGATCTAGGTAATTATCAATTTATAACTTTAGATAATATCATAACTAATTTTATGTATATTTATGTAGGTGAAAATAAAATAATAAGCAAGGTAAATAGAACAGATGTTCAATTTCACGCAATGAGGGCTTTACAAGAATTATCTTATGATGTTTTAAGATCATTTAAATCTCAAGAAATAGAAGTACCTAACACGCTTAAAATGGCTTTACCTCATGATTATGTTAATTATATTAAACTAACTAGATCTGGTAATGATGGTATTGAAAGAGTTTTATACCCAACTAGTGGAACATCGAATCCTTTCGCAATAACTCAAGCTACTGATGGAACATATACTACACAAAATATAAAAAGACAGTATACTATGAGGGTACCTGATGATGTCACGAGTCCAGCTACAGCAGCAGGAGCAAGAATAGCAGATGGTGACTACTTAAGTTTATATTATGAAAAAGCAGATGGAACTACTGAGTTAATGTACTTTATATTTAATTCTGATGATGATATTGATGACGGAACAAATCCTCAAACAAATAGGCCAGGTCCTTATTTTGAGGTTGATTTTAATGTTAATATGACTAGATCAGAGTTATTAACAGCTTTAAAAACAGCTATAGATCTTAGTAATAGATTTACAACGGAAATATCAGGTGATAATTTAGTTATAACTCAACTAACAGATTTTACGGCCTCATTAGTTACTTATGCACAAGATACCATTAATGTACAAGAAGGTTTTTTCGCTGCATCTCAAGTGACTGGAGGTGGCTCTCATATATCCTCCCCTTCTTTACAAGCCGCTACAGCTGCTGATAACGGTGGTTGGGCTTTTTCTGTAACTCAAGATAATGCTAGTACTTCCACTGATTTAACAGAACAATCACCTAGTAATACACTTTCAAATTTTCAAGACACTACTGAATCAGATACTAACACCACAGATGTTACGGATGTGAAATTAGATTATAAAGGAAGAAGGTATGGATTAGATCCTCAACATGCTCAAAATAACGGTACTTTTTATATAGATAATCTTAGAGGTTATATACACTTTGGTGCTAACTTAATAGGAGACACAATAATTTTAAAATACGTTAGCGATAGTTTAGGGACAGACTCTGAAATGGTAGTACATAAATTTTGTGAAGAAGCTTGCTACAAGCATATAATGTACGGAGTATTATCTGGTAGATCTAATATGCCAGAGTATATAGTACAAAGGTTTAAAAAAGAAAGGTTTGCTGAAACTAGAAAAGCAAAAATAAGATTATCAAATATTAAGATAGAAGAATTTACTCAGGTATTGAAAGGTATGGGTAAGCAAATTAAATAACTATGCCACAAATTAAACAGAATTTTTCGGGTGCTAAAATGAACAAGGATCTTGATGAGAGAATTGTTCCTAAAGGCCAATATAGAGACGCTTTAAATATTAAGATATCAACTACTGATAGTGATACTAGTGGTATAGGTAATGTTGGTACTGTTCAAAATTTAGAAGGTAATAAATTAATAAGAGCAACATCTACAACAACAGATTATAGTAGTACTCCAAAAAAATCTAAAATAATAGCTAGTATATCAGACGAAGGTAACAATAAATCTTATTTCTTTACAGCAGCGCCTGTTCCAAAAGAAGGTTTATTATCAATAGCAAACGCAGATATAACAGGTGCTACAACTACAGAGAGGATTTGGGTTGATAGTATAACAGAAGTAGAAGCTGTTGGTGATGGGGATAGCACAAATCCAGTTGTTATAGATAGATTTGCTATAACAGGAATAAAGTCAGATGTTTTCACTTTGTCTAGTGGCAATATAGTAAATGCCGATACATACAAAACAAATACTGCTTCTCAATCAACTCCAGGTAATGGCTATGATCAAATAGTTGTTACAGATGGGACTAAGTATAGAGTTGGTATGAACATATATGCTATAAATTCTGGCGGTGTTAATTTACTATCTGACGGTAATGATGAATTTGTTAAAATAACTAGAATAACAGGTAATACTTTAACGTTAGCCTCTGAGCAAACTGCAGATTTAAATAACGCTGTAGTATTTAAATTTATATATCCAGAAAGAGTTTTAGAATTTGATTATTATACTGGTGATGAATTTGAGACAATAAATGTAATACCATCAGCGTCTATAAACGTGTTAGATAATTTACTTATATGGACTGATGGCAAGAATGAGCCTAAAAAAATAAACATAGATAGATGTAAAGATGGTTGTTCTTCTACAAATCCTTTTACTACACATACAAAACTACACGTTAACTCTCCTACAACTAACAATCCACAAATTATTAGTGAAATTGAACAAATAGGCTTTAATGAAGTATCTGATGATTTATTAAAAGAGCACGTTACTGTAATTAAAAAAGCCCCAACTAACCCACCTACTATAGAGGTTAAAAATATTGATAGAGAAGACAACCAAAACTTTCCAATACAATTTAACTTTATTCAAGATGAAACTTTACCAGTTATTAGTGGTATTAAATATATTACATTTCCTGATGTTATAGATTTTAGAATAGATGATATTTATAACTTTGACGCTGTTAATGTTGTTGATCCAGTTACTATACGTGTTAAAATATTAGAAATTGATGAAGCGGATCCAAATCTAGCAAAAACTGAAATTTTATTTATAGATAGTGATTTTACAGCTCAATCCGTTATTAACAGTTGGACTGTTAGCTTAGAAACTAAAAGACCATTTTTTGAAACTAAATTTGGAAGATTTGCTTATAGATACCAATATGAAGATAATGAATATTCTAGTTTTTCACCTTGGTCTGATTTAGCTTTTCTTCCTGGTAACTTTCTATATACACCTAGTAAAGGTTTTAATGAAGGCATGGCAAACACCGCTAGATCAATAATTGTTAGAGATTGGCTAACTACTAATTACAGTAGACCTCTTGATATTAAAGCTATTGATATACTTTGGAAATCAACAAGTGATGGAGGTGTTTATATAGTAAAAAGTATTAAAAGAGGTATAGACTCTGAATGGAAGGATATGGTTGACAACCAAAGTTTAAGTAATACTGGTTATTTTACCATAACAACAGAAATGATACATAAAGTTGTCGAATCTAATCAAACACTTAGAGCTTGGGATAATGTCCCTAGGTATGCAAAAGCCCAAACTATAACTAGTAATAGAATTGTTTATGGTAATTTTACGCAAGGTTATGATTTAGACGCTAACGTTGGATTATTACAAACTATTGTTTCTAAAAAAGCATTATTTCCAAAACCTAAAAAGTCTATTAAATCACTTAGAAATTATCAACTTGGTATTGTTATGGGAGATAAGTATGGTAGAGAAACGCCAGTTATATCTAATGGTTACCAAACTGAAGAAGGTCAAGTGATGCCAGGTACATCAAAAATTGAAAAAAGCTTATCTAGTTATTCAAATAAATTTAAAGTACAGCAAAGCTGGACAGATTCTAATCCAACTCAAATGCCTTGGATGGAATACGTAAAGTATTATGTTAAAGAAACATCTAATGAATATTATAATTTAGTATTAGATAGAACATATGACGCGGGTGATGATACTATTTGGTTAGCTTTTAACTCAGCTGATAGAAATAAGGTAGATGAAGAAACGTTCTTAATATTAAAAAACGAACATGGTAGTCAAAAAGCAGTAGACGAAGAGGCTAGATATAAAATTATATCAATATCAAATGATGCTCCAGATTATATAAAAACTGATGAGAGGGAATTTGATTTAATAGAAATAGATCCTGAAAATATTTACGGTGAAAATTATCCAAATACTATAGACGATGCTTCTGTTGCTATTACAGATGCAGTACCTAGAAGATTGTTCGGTTTTAAAACTATAAGAAGTAGTAATTTTCCATTAGTAGATGATATAGAATTTAAAGGAATACCTAAAGTTAAAATAGTAGCACAGTTTACAACTGGTGGTGTTACTTACGAAGCAAAAAGTTCTCTTAAAACAATAACTAGAGTTTTTGAGGCAGATGATGTTGGTGATGGAGGTGTAGCTATTAGAGAGGAATTTATAGAAGGTGACGTTAGTTTATATAACCGTATATTAACTCAACTTCCAGATGCTTCTGCGTTACCAATATCAACAGCTGATACTAATACAGATTTTAAATATTACATGCAGCTTGTAGATGCTGTTGTAGAGAACAAGCCTCAATTTGATGGCAAGTTTTTTGTTAAAATAGCTAAAGATAATATTTTAGAATCTAGAGTTTTAAATAACTCACTAGGTGAATATCAAATTTTAAATACTTATCAATTAGCATTTTTGGCAGATGAGGCAACTAACCCAGCGTTAGATGATAACGAATATGCTTCAGAAATGGATTATGAATCGGCTAGCTGGGGAACTATTGCTCAGTTTACTAGTTCAAATATAGCTGGAACAACTAGTGACTTACCTAACTTTATAAATCTTAATGGTGACTCTAGCGCTACAGATGATTTCTGGGTATCATGGTATAATAGTTCAAATAGAACTGCTGATATATTTATAGATAGCGTGCCAGCTTTTAGTGGATTTAATTTACAAACAGAAAATGGTGTAGACGCATTAACTGATTTCAACTCTGGGTACACCCCAATGAATACTGTGGATGGTGTTACAAATTGGCATCCACAAGGACTTTCTACTGGATCTTTTACAGATGGCACTTTGGGTCAATTTACTTTTTCTATGATTGGAAATTTAAATGACGAAGATAATCAACCTTGGCAAGGTACTAATTCTTATTTTAAAAGTAAAATGCAGCAGACTGGTACGCTATTCAGATTTAGAGACGATCCTAATCAAGAAATTTATTACGTTGAAGCTACACAAGAGCAATCTATAGGAAACTCAGGGGAAACAATTTCAGGTCCTATAACTATACAAAGTAAAAACTTTAATAATGATGGCTCAAGTAGTTTTGTAGATAGAGAGTCAATAATAGTTAGATTTAAACGATTAGGATCTAATGGGCAAATTATATTACCAAATACTGGTTTAGACCCTACTGTGTGGGATCCTAGAGGTACAATTAAACATAATGGTTTTACCAGCATGACTATTGATATAATTCAAAGGGTTTCAGTTGGTAGCTTGTCAGATGATTCTATAGTTACAAACGCAGCTTGTTTTGAAACAGAACCTAAAGAAGATGTTGGATTAGATATATATTATGAAGCTAGTGGAGCGGTGCCAATAAAATTAAAACAAAATAATATAGTATCATTCGTCGGCTCAAATCCGCTTAGAGATAGAGCTAGTAAATTTAGCGTTGAAAATAGAAAATTAACAAACAATAACAACGTAAGTGTAAACTTAACTGGTGATCCTTATACAAATTCTACTGTAGGACGCGATAATATTTATATAAAAAGAAAAGTCGTTGCAGATGTGCCTTTAAAAACAATAATTACAGACGGAACTTCTGATGGAGTTTGTCCAGCTATAGGTGACATTGTTAACTTTGAACATCAAAACGGATTAATTACTAAGTCTAAAATTTTAGATCATTCAAAAGTTTTAAATTCATTAATATGTGTACCTTCAGATAGATACACTATAGCTGGTTATGGGTTTTCTGTTGAGGCTTTTCCTGATGCCTCTAGTATACAAATCGGTTCTGGGGTTACGAACGTTAATAACATTACGGCTGGAATGCAAGTAACAGGTGACAATGTAGATAATGGTACGTTTGTTACTTCTGTTACTCTTATTGGAGATACTTATTATATTAATACAAATCAACAGCTATTAACTTTTGGTGGATTTAATGATAATTTTACATTTATTGATGTGACGGGATATTTTAAAATAGATAAAGAAGTATGGAAATATTCTGTAGAATTAGGTTGGTTTAATTGTTATTCATTTGGTAATGGTGTGGAATCAGATAGAATTAGAGATGACTTTAATGCTCCTCAAATAGATAATGGTGTAAAAGTATCTTCTACGTTTTTAAATTATGGAGAAGAAAATAAAACTAGTGGTATGATATTTTCAGGCTTGTATAACTCTACGTCAGGTGTTAATAACTTGAATGAGTTTAATATGGCTGAAAAAATCACAAAAGATCTAAATACTACTTACGGCTCAATACAGGCTATACTAGCTAGAGATAATGATGTTGTTGTTTTTACTGAAGACAAAGTATTAAAGGTTCAATCTGGTGGTAAAGACGCTTTATTTAACGCTGATGGCAATCCACAGTTAACAGCTACAAATAGAGTATTAGGAACAACAATACCATTTGCTGGGGATTATGGTATATCTAAAAATCCAGAATCACTAGCGGTAGATAATTATAGAATGTATTTTGCGGACAAGCAAAGAGGGGCTGTATTAAGATTATCTGGTAATGGAATAACACCTATATCAGATGTTGGGATGAAAAACTATTTTAGAGAAAACTTAAAATATTATACTAACATAACTGGATCATTTAATGGCATAGATAGTGAGTATAATATTACATTACACCAAACTAGTAAGTTTAGCCAAACAACTAGTGAAACAATTTCCTTTAGTGAATCAGCTAAGGGTTGGGTTAGTTTTAAGTCTTTTACTCCGTTAGCAGCCACTAGCCTTAGTGATAGATACTACTCATCTTATGATAATTCTATATATAAACACCATGATTCAACTGTTTCTAGGAATAATTTTTATGGAACTCAATATAGTTCAGAAATTGAAATTTTATTTAATGAAATGCCTGGTTCTATTAAATCTTTTAAGAATATTAATTATGAAGGTAGCCAAGCTAAAGTAACTGAATTTACAACTCAATCAGTTGAAGATGCTGCTGGTAATACATTTACAGTTAATGATAACGAATATTATAATTTAACAGCAAAAACAGGTTGGTACACAAGTAGTATTGAAACAGATAAGCAATCGGGTAAAATAACGGAATTTGTAGAAAAAGAAGGAAAATGGTTTAACTATATAAATGGAGATACTACAACTGATTCTAATTTAGACACAAGTGAGTTCTCCGTGCAAGGTATAGGATTTCCGCTAGCTAATCCAACTGACACTCAAACAGAGAGTCAAGTAACAATACAGGCAGTAGATCCTGATGGAGAAAATTTATAAAATTTAACACATGGCATATAACTATACAGTATCAGAATATATATTTACGGAAGCAGTCACTGACGCTAACTACGCTGGTAATATGATTAGTGGCGGAACTATGACTATAACACCAAATTCAGGTTATGTCGTTTCGGCTGCTAATTTTTCAGCTTCAGGTACTCTACCTGCACAATTTGCTAGTATATCATTTACAGACACTGCTGTAGCTGGTGAAATAAATAATACGGTAACAGTTACATTTACATTTGCTGCTTTATTTGAAATGTCACCTACATTAAATAATATAAATCTACCAATAACAGGTCATGCTAATTTAATTGACGATAAGCGAGAAATTGATTTTAGTCTTACTTTAATTGATAATACTACAGAAAACGCAAATGGACAAACTGTTTTAACTGGTAGCTATGTAACTGGGTCTCCAGCAACAGGGTTAACTAGTGGCACAAGGGTTTCTGGAACAATAGACGCTAATAATAATATAGTTATAGCTACAATAACTTTAACAGCTGACGCTAATAATCATTTTAATGAGGGTGCTACAATTAGCATAGAAAATGCCCCTACTGAAGCTAGTTTTACATTACAATCTATAGAGGTAGCCACAACAAATAGTGATGGGCAGAGAACATCAATAAAATATGGCTTAAAATTAAATAGTAGCGTTGGTATACCAAGTGGGTTGGGTTGTAAAGTTTTTATACATTACACGGGCGTTTCTGATAGAGCTACACTTACAACATCAAAAAAGGAAATAAAGGAAATTATATACGGTGAACCTGAAATATCTATTAAAGGGGCCACAAGAAGAATAAAAATAGTTGGTGATGTAGATGCGGAATTTGATTTAACTATAACTAAAAATAGTAATAACACATCTATAATGGATACTAATCTAGCTAACGCGGATATTATACATAATCCAGCTGGATTGATAAGAGGTTTAAATAAAACTTTAACAGAGTCTAGTACAAATCAACTATTTGCTACATATGAATTTATTCAAGAGTTTCCATCTGCTAGTTCTAATGAAATATATCATATTAATGTAACGCCTAAAGGTAGCACTATACTAAATGCTAATTTAACACAAGCAGCACCTCAAGGAATAATATATCAATATATAAACCCTACAATAACTATAGTAGCTATTAAACGTAGCTTGCCTATAAATTCTCCAGCTAATATAGTTTATACTGGTAGGCCAAATAAAAAGCCAAGTAAACTTAAACACATTAAAAGTATAGTAGAGACTTTTCAAATTAATTATCAATTAACCCATACTAGCGGCGCTGGTAATACAGTTACAGCAGGTACTCCACCGACTTGGTCTAGCACTGATCAAACCGCTTCTAGTTGGACTCATTCTGTTACAGCTGAAAATGGTGGTACTCATATAGAAATAGTAAACATAGCTGTTGCGTCTGGAGATCCAACTGCTACTGTTACAGCAGATGTTATAGTCAAAAAATTTGGAACAGCTGATGTAACGATGGTTTTAGATTTAACTGAATTTATTTCAACTTAAAATATAAATTATGGCAACAATAACATTACAATTTTGGAGAAAAGATTATCCTTCTTTACAAGTAGGAGATACAGCTTATTATTCTAGTACTGCCTCTAATGCTGGATTTAATACAAGTAGTAGTTTTACTAAAATAGGTTTAGTTAAAAGTATAGATAACACAACAACATTAAATAGCGAATATAACGGTTATGAAACAACTACGTTAACATGTGAGATCGATGATGCTACACCGGTACCAACAACATCGGATTTTGTATTTTTTTCAAAAGACAATCAAGTCAATACAACGTCATTATTAGGATATTACGCTTCAGTAAAATTTATTAATAACTCTACAAGTAAAGCTGAATTATTTTCTATTGGATGTGAAATTGCTGAAAGTAGTAAATAATAAGCAAAAAATGTAACTATAATATAGTAAAATAATAATATGGCAACAATTAGAAAAGAAAAAGAATCACCTTTTAAAATATGGGGCGCTATTGGCGGTCTAGTTGGAGGTGTATATCAAGGAATACAAGCTGGTAAAGCTGTTAAAAAAGCGGAGAAAGACGAAAAGGAAGCTAAGCAAAACCAAAAAGAAATGCAAGATTACTATATGTCTCAAGATATTAGTAATCCGTTTAAAGGTATGCAGAATCAATTTGCTGGCTTAGAAAATAAAATGGAAGATTTAACAGTTAATAAAAAAGAAGCTGAATTTGCATCTCAACAATTTGCTCAAAGTCAATCTAATATTTTGTCTGGATTAAGAGGTGCTGCTGGTGGTAGTGGCATAGCTGCATTGGCACAATCATTAGCTCAACAAGGACAGATAGCTGCACAGAAATCTGCAGCTGGTATAGGTCAGCAAGAAGCCGCTAATCAGAAGGCAGCGGCAACACAAGCAGCTACTTTACAAATGAAGGAAGCTTCTGGTGCACAAAATGTTGCTGAAAAAATAGCAGGTGGGGAACAACGTGCTCAACAAATGGACCAACAAAGAAGACAAACGTTGATGAACGCTGCTAACCAAGAATACCAAAATGCTCAAGGGCAAACAGCAGAAGCACAAGCAAAAAAAGATGAAGCTTGGAGTGGTGCTATAGAAAGTGGTATAGGTTTAGCTGGTAGCTTTTTTGGAGGATAATAGTTTAAAAATATAATTATGGAACAAAATAAACAAGTTCAACTTACAAATGACATATTAATAAACACCGCTAAAAACGAGCTTAATAGAGACGTTACTCAGAAGGATCAAAATGAGTTAGATATTTTAGAAAAGGAGTTTAGAAAAGATAAAGAAGAGTATGCTAATAACGAAAGCGCTGGACCTTCTTTGATGAAAAAAGTTGTGATGAAAGGAGAGAGAATGTTTAGGTCTGATTCATTTAGACAAGAGTTAGCTAGCTTACTAACTGATACAGAAAATACTGGCCATGATTTAGTAAGTAAATTCCCTGATAATGCTGAAGACTTTAATAGTATTATGGATGGTAGCTTAGAGCCTACATATAACAACAACATGCCAGGTTACGAGTTATCAACTGGTTGGAAGTCGCAACAAGAAGTAATAGACATGATTAAGGCTAATAGCGTTGATATTAAATCAAAAGAAGGTTTTAAGGTTTTACTTGATAATCAAAAAGCTCTAGCTGAACAAGCTAATGAAATAGAAGGTGCTAGTTTTAATTGGGAAAAAGAGTATAATAACATAATGCAAAAAATGGTTGAAGCTGGTGATATAAGATCTTTAGCCACTGATAAAATATTTCAGGGAAGAGTTTTTAAAGACGATTTAATGGAATCAATATCTTTAGGTAGTTATAAAGATTTAGGATTAACCGATGAGCAGATTAGCAAAATGGATCCAACTGATGATGGTAAAATAACAATGGAAGACGCGTTATATATAACTTCTACTATAATGAAAGATGAGGATCAACTTAAAATATATTTAGCTGATTATTACACTAAAGCATTAGAGCAAAATTATTATAATAATTTAAACGAAGATGTTAGAAAGGCTATGCTAACTGAGCAAGGGCAAGTATTAAATAGTAACATAAAAAATTCAAATGAAATAAAAGTAGGTGGCGGTATTATAAAAGATGGCATATATATACCAGACACGGTAAAAAAATAAAATAAATATTAACACGGGTAACTAACGAAACAGTAATGATAAAATATACATTAAATGGTGAGACTTTTAACGTCGATCCACAACACGAAACACAATTCAAAATAGATAATCCTGAAGCTCAAAAAGTCGAAGAGCCGGGAAAGAAGGAACGCTCCACGACGGAAACGCCGGAGGAGCGAATCACAGAGACGGATCAGTCTCAAAAAAATCAAAAAAAAGATACGGAATTATTATCGGAAAAATCTTCTTCGGAATCGAAATCTAAAGATTCTTATTGGTTAGATATTATAGCTGGTGGAGTAAAACCCGCAGAATCAACCTTTGATAAAGAAGTAAAAGAAAAAGAAATTGCAATAAAAAATAATAAAGATTTTCATGATGGGAAACTTGATGTAGACTCTCTACCTGGTTATGATCCCGCAACAGAAACTTATATAGTAGGTAATCGTCGAATAAGAGTTCCAGGTGCTAGTGATCTTTCATTTTCACAAAAATTAGAAACATTAGAACATCATACTTATGATGAATTTGAAGATATGTTTGGGGTGCATAAGGTAAATAAAGGTAATAGATGGGGTCAAAAAGTTGCAGGTGCTAAAAAATACAGTGGAAATAAATTTTACGGAAAAGATGAATATGAAGATATCGTAGAGTGGTTTAATAGAAAAAGTAATTATGCTAAAACCGGATTAAAACTTAATCTAACAAGTAAAAGATACGGTAAGGTAGAGTTATTGGAACCGGGTCAAGAAGAAGGTAGTGGCGTATCATTTAATATGTCTGACCCTGAGTTTTATAATAACCTTCAAACTCAAATTAAAACAATAGCTAACCCTAATACTCTAGAAGAAACTTATGATTATTTAGGTGACTTAATAAGTCCAGAGTTACTTAAATTAACTGATAATGATACGGGTTATTTTCCAGCTAATAGAAAGCTTTTTAAAAACTCTATGGACGTAATAAATGCCACTATACAAACAACCCCATTTGAAAGTAATAGAGAAAAAGAAATATTAAATAGTTTACCAGAAAAAGTATACGATGAGTCTCAAGCGGAAATAGGAAAAATTTCTATTTCTGCTAATATGGATGACTACAAAGATCCTCGTGTTGATTGGAGTCAAATTAGCGAAGAAGATATAGCTAAAATGAAAAAAGATCCTGAGTATAATTTTTTGTTTGAAATTCCAAGTATAACATTAGCAAGTCCAGGTTCAGATTATTTTGATCCCACAATTAAACTTTCTAAAGAACAAATTAATGCATTTTATAAAAACTCTTCAAAATCCAAGCAATTAACCGCAAATTTGCGAATGCTAGAAACCCCTGAATACGATGGATACGCACAGTGGATTACTTACCGAGAAAATTATGACGCTGAGCTGGCTTTAGATAATGGTCAAATAATATTACCTAATGGAGATAAAGTTAGTTATGATTGGATTTGGGCAAATAGAGATGCTATACATCATCATAAAACATCAAAACAAAACTTAGAATTTGAAGAAAAAGAAAAACAGAGGGTTTACGAAAATCAAGTTGATGAAAATCTTAAAGAAAAGAAGAAAGCTGGGGATCATCCAGAGGTAAATGGTTTTACATACGAGCAAGATCCAGATAATTATAAACTTCAATTACTAGCAGAAGATTATAAAAATAAAGCTTATAAGTCAGGGTACATTACTCTGGGTTATAACTCAAAAGTTGACGAAAAAATTAACGATGTGGTTCATGATATGGAGGAGTTTGAAGAAAATTACAAAGGTGATAAACCTTTGCACCAAGTAAAAGAATATCAAGAATTAGTTTTAAAGAAAAAAACTTTATATGAAGAGGCTGGCTACAGTAGAGACATGATGCTGTATGATAAAGACGGTAAGTTTATAGATATAGATAAAGCGTGGGAGTGGCATGAAGATAAAGGTGTATGGATACATAAAGAAACTAAAGAAGAAATAGTACCTACAGTTAATGAAGATGAGGCTGTAGAGATATCTAAAAATGATTTACAAAACTTAGAACAAATGTTTGTAGATGAAGTTATAAATGTGACCAACATTGTCAAACAAATGAATGATCAAGGTCCAGATAGATATCTTGATCAGTTTGCAGGTAGTTTTAAATATGCAAAGTATCATCCAGATTTAAAGTTTGCATCTGGCCAAAGAGATATAATAGCGGAGGCAGCTTTAGCGGGTGATATATTTTTAAATGATTTCCCTTTACCTATTTATCATGATAGTGCTGAGGGTATACTTGCTGAGTATAATAAATCTATGAAAAAAATGGCTACACTTTATAGAGCCATGCAACTTAATGTTAACCCTCTAAAAGATGATTCAAACAGTATGTGGCATGAACTCTGGACTCATACAAAGCGAAAATCAATTGGTGGAGACTATATTATTGGTGATGAGGCCGCAGATGCTTTTGAACAAGTTTTTACTGAAAGCGTTGGAGGTAGTGAATATATTTTAGGTACAGATCCTGATAAAAGAGAGGGAACTGGTAGAAAGTGGTTTGATACAATCTCTAAAGGCGTTGTTGATATAGGTGAGTTAAGTTTAGCAATAGCGGTTACTAATAGAGCATTAGGGGTTTCTAAATTTTTTAATCTTTTAGAAAAAGGATACAAGGCTAAAAAAGCTTATCAAAAATCTTCTACATTTAAAAAACTTTTAATGAACACAGCTTTTAATGCTAATAAGACTTTTGTTGAATGGTCAGCTGGTGAGGGTTTTTGGACAGCGATGACGGGTAATGAGTTACAGCAAACATTCTATTGGGATGGCGATAAAGGTGAATACGTGATACACCCTTGGGCACCTTGGGCTATGGGTGGTGGTATGACATTACATACAGCTGCTAGAACATGGCTTCATAAATCTATGATGAAGAAATCGCCAAAGTATAGACAACTGAACGATATAACACCCTCATTGTTTAAAGAATTTTCAAACACGTTAGGTGCTGGTACCACACCAGCGCTTTTGTTAGCTAATGGTGAAATTGCACATCAGTTTCTTACTACTGGTAAAGTAAATTTTACAAATGAATACGATGAAAATGGAAACCTTATATCACCTAGTATATTTGGGCCTGAAGGTTTTAAGTCACTTGGTGAAAGTATTGCAATGTTTGCAACTTATAGTGTATTAAGAGGTAGAGGAAATCCTTTTTATGAAGCTGCTAAAAAAGATATATTTAAACTTAGAGGTTTAGATGTAGACCAAGTAAAACACTCAAAAAAACTTAAAATAGATAATAAAGAAACAGATGCGGATGGTATAATAGATTCTCATGTTATAGATGATGCTAAGAAGAAAGAAACAAAGAAAGTTGATAAAGAAATAAAAAAAGTAGAAAAAGATAACAAGCTTTCAGCGGAAGAGAAGGGTAATAAAATAACAGAATTAGAGCAGAAAAAAAAGGAAATCGAAGAAGCTGCTAAAGCATTAGAAACTTACAATATAATTAATGAAGGAAGAGCTATTGCAAGAGAAGATAATAAGTATGATGACTATTTACTAAAAGAGTTTTTAGAAACAGATGCTTTTAATCAATTACGCCAAGGTATAGATAATATGAGTAGCGAGCAGTTAGAATTGATTGGGTCAAGATATGGAATGACTGATCAAGCTTTGTCTGCGTTATATTATAAGTTAGGTATTAAGCCTGGTTCTGAAACAGCGGATTATTATGATTATGTTGTACGACAAATAAGATCTGGGGTAGAAAGATTAGATTTTTTTAAAATACCAAAAACAAGTAAAAAGGGTAAAAAAGCTAGAGAAGAGTATTTAAAAAGTATGCATGAGGTAAGTTTTAATGAAATGAAAATTACCCAATTACAAGCTGACTCTAAAGAAAACCCAAACAATAAGCTTAAGAATGATACAGAAATAAAAAACTTAAAAGAAACAAACAAAGAGCTTTATGAAAATATTACAAATACAGAAAAAAAATTCCATGAAAATTTTAAAGATTATTTAAAAAGAGAAAATGATTATTTAAAGAAAATTGTAACAGAGTATGGCGGGCAAGTAAGTAAGAAAACGGGTAAACCAACTAAATTTAGCTATAAAGCTTTAAACACTAAGGCATTTAAAAATGCTATAGAGAAAAAAGAAAATGGAAAGTGGGATGACAGTATGGGTGCTTTTATTTCTGCTGATGGTAAAAGAATATATATAGATAAACAAAAAGCATATAAAGAAAAATCTTTAGGTAAAGGTTTACACGAGATTGGTCATTTAATATTATTTAGCCATTTAAAAACTACAAATAAAAAAGGCGAAAGAGTTATAAGTGAGGAGGGTATAGCTATTATAGATAGAATGTTAGACATGCTACCAGGTGGTAGACTTGGTAAGGAATTCTTAGAGCTTCAAAATGAAATAGATATAAACTATAGATATGAGGTTGATGTAGATGCTACTATAAAAAGTATGCTTGAGGGAAAAGATAAGTTGATATTTAAAAAAGACAAGAATGGTAAACGTATTGAACGTAAAAAAGAAGAGTACTATGAAGAGTATGTTGGTAAATTAATAGAATTCATAAGAGATGGTAAAATAAAACCTTCTACAGATTTAGGTGGTAGAATAGGTAGAGCATTTTATCCTGTATTAAAAAACTATCTACCTAGTTTATATAAGTTTGATATAAACCGATCAAATAGTAAGAAGGCTGGTGAAGACATGATGAAGTTTGTACAGTGGCTTGGCACAATGGGTCCTACCCAAAATATACTTGATATTGGTATAGGCGGTAGAGGTTCTAGTGGAACTAGTAGTATTCAAAAATCACGTGATATAAATAGTCAAATACCTAAACTTGAAAAAGGATCTGAAGTTATTGTCGAAAGAAATACCGCAATACATGACATATTACTCACCCGTGCTAAAGAAAAATTTGGTGATAACTGGAAAAAAATATTAGATAGTGACATAAAAGAATATAAAACTGAAAAAAAAGAATTTGTTGAAGAAACTTCTGACTTAAGAAATGCTATAGTAGAAAATAATAAAAACGTAGCACATTGGATGGCAGCGCACCCTAAATACGGTGGTAAAGGTGGATACAGCGGTATAGAAGGTGATATATTAGTTGATAAGAATAAGTTTTTTGAAAAGTTTGAAGATCAACTACGTGAATTAAGTAGAACCTACAATCCAGCTAAAAATACTGCTATTGGAGCTTACTTATTTCAGACTATAAAGAAAAGATACCCAGGAATAATGGATCAATTAGCTCCTGAAACTAGAACTAGATCTTTAACTACGGAAGATGGTAAAGTAATTGATGTAAAAGATATTGCTAACTATGAGCGATTTGAAGGTTTAAATATACTTGAAATAGAACTTAGAAAAAGTAATAAGGCTAAACTAACTGAAGAAGCTAAAACTACAATATTAAAATCTGAATTAAGAAGAAGTTTGGGCATAGAAGATGCTCAAAAAGAAAAAATATTTGAGCAAGTAAAAAAAGATTTACAAATAACAAAATCTCCCATAGGTACAAAGAAAAAGAATTTTTTAACATCACTAAAAAAAGCGACAGAAAACTCTCATTATGATATTTTAGATAAATCATTAACCACTGAAAAAATAATTGAACTGAAAGATGTTATTTTAAAATCTATACCTTTATCAGATTTAGTTCAATTAGGTAAATTTTTGCCACAAGGAAATATATTTGTAAAAACATATAGTCACCCAACAAAAACTAAATGGAGCGCGGAAGCAGATTTAATGGAGTTTATGGGTTTTAAACCTGATGGTACTAAGTTATATAACTTTAGGAAAGGTTTTACTGTTAATACTTCTGGAAAAAATTTATTACCAGAAATGAGAAGTTTGTACGAGGCGTATTCTAAACTACCGGAAGAAACTTTTAAAGAAGGTGAGATAGCACAAAAAGAATCAGCTGAATATAAAGAGTTCAAAAAGAAACAAAAAGTTGGTTTTCCTAAAATATATGAAAGATTAGATGTTGGTGTTAGTGAATGGAGAGCGTACGTAGAGGCTACTACCAAGGGTAATAGACAGATTGCGGAAAAATCTGGTACTAAAACTAATAATAGAAATAATATAATAAGAAAAATGTCTACATCTTTAACTAAAGATGCTATACCAGAATTACTTGAAACAAATAAAGATTTTGTTGATAAATACATGGACATTAAAGGTCTAGAAAATATAGAAGCTAAAGCCTTAATAGAGCAGTTTATTAATAGCATAGACAGAAGACAAGGCTTGCAATTTTCTAGAAATGCAAAAGGTCAAATAATGTCAGGTATAGAATTTGGTGCTAAAGAAAAGCAGAGACTTTGGGATATTATTGAAACTACTATGGGTGATTTCCATAGAGTCTTTGATATAAAAGTTTTAGAAAAAGGTAAAGCTCATCTTGCTTTAACTAAAGATTATAAAGATAAATTAAGTGTAGCTGAAGCTGATATGATTCTTGACTTATTCTTAAAAAATAAAATAAATGACATTCCTTATATTTTAGGTAAAATAAATCAAAAGATAAAACCTGGTGATACTAGAAGTAAAGGAGCTGGAGAGCAATGGGGTATTAATAGAATATTCAAAATAAGAGAGTTAACTGGAATGGAGATCGATGTTGTTAAGGAGCAGACGGAAGTTGGTGATGCTGCTGATATACAAGGTAAAATATTAGAAGGTTACGCGGGTCAACCAGGAATACCATTTAATATAGAATATAAACTATCAGCACAAGGGGCACAATATGGTAGCGTTAGTGGATCTATAACAAAAGTAGGTAATAAATACTCTATATCAACTACTGGTAAATTAACTGGCGTTAATAAACTAGATGCTTATAGTAAAGAAAATAGAGAGAAAATTGAAAAGCTATTAATGGATGTTATTCCTGGCCATAAAATTATGGTAAAAAAGTTAAACGATCTAGGTAAAATGGATTTAGGTTGGACAGAGCTAGAAAGAAAACAATTATTAGAGTATAAAAATATTGGAGACCCATACCCAAATAAAGTTCATAGGGATTTTATAAAATCAAAAGATTCTAAAACTGGAAAAAGTATTTTAAGTGGATTAGAAACTATTGGTAAATTTAATGAAACAATACTTGTGGATCATTATATTAATGAAAAATTATTTTTAGGTAAAGATCCTTCACGTCATATTATTCTTGGAGAAGACTTGTATCATATTGGAGAAAATATTTTAGGGACAAATACAACTAAATTAACTGGTAGTTTTTTAGGTGGGTGGAGAGGATTTAAAGCAACGTTACCACGAACAATATATACTTACAAGGGTAAAGAATATACTACGGATGATTTATCTGTTTCAAATATGAAAGATAGATTGTTAGCTAAGGAAATAAAAACTAAAGGAGTTAAATCTGAAGATAGAAATACTGTTAGTCTAATGTTAAGATTTCATCCATTTAAACCTAAAATAGATGCTGAATCTAAAGCTAAAATAACAACGGATTTAGATTTAAAAAATATATTTACTAAAGAAAGTTATGAAGCTTTAAAGGCAAAGCAAGTTGCTAAATCACAAGGTCAAGCATCAAAAAATATTAAAAATGTTATTGATTTTGCTAATGGTAAAAATAAAAGACAAGGTGGTTCTGTTTTTGATTTTGATGGTACAATTGGTAATACAAAATCTGGAGTTAGAGTAACAATGCCTAATCCTAGCGGAACACCTAAGCCAAAACGTAAAGTTATATTTTTAGCTGGTGGAGCTGGTAGTGGTAAAGGTAATGTGATTAAAAAATTAGGTTTAGAAAAAGATGGTTTCAAAATAGTTAACTCAGATATATCATTAGAGTGGTTAAAAAAGAATCACGGTTTACCTGAAAATATGAATGAATTAACAAAAGAACAAAGAAGTATATTAGGTAAATTAGGTCATGAGTCTAGGCAAATAGCTAAACGTAAAATGATGAAGTACCAAGGTAAAGCAGATGGTGTTGTTATTGATGGTACTGGTGGATCTGTTAAAACAATGGAGAAGCTTGTTAAAGAGTTTAAAGATAAAGGTTATGATACTAGTATGTTATTTGTAGAAACTTCATTAGATGTAGCCTTAGCACGTAATAGAGCTAGAAAGGAAAGATCATTGCTGGACATTATAGTTAAACGTAATCATGAGGCTGTTCAAAAAAACAAACCAACATTTACAGAAATGTTTGGTGAAAGATTTATGGAAATTAAAACAGATAACCTAAAACAAACAGACGCAATGCCTAGAGAGCTTGTTGAAAGAATGAAAGACTTTGTTAGTGGTTATGAAAAAATTAGATTAGATGCTGAAGAGTTTGCTGATAAGGGTGAAGTAATTAAAAATAAAGGAGGTGAATTTGACTTTTCTGAATTTAATAAAGTTATAGATGGTACACCAGGTCCATACTTAGAAAAACTAAGAGAAAGAGTAAAAGACTTTGGAAATAAAGATGTGTTTGTTTTAACAGCTAGACCACAACAGTCCGCTACTGCTATACATGAATTTTTGAAAGAACAAGGTATAGACATACCAATAGAGAATATAACTGGTTTAGCTAATAGTACTGGTGCTGCTAAAGCTAAATGGATGTTAGAAAAATATGCAGAAGGTTATAACGATTTATATTTTGTAGATGACGCTTATCAAAACGTTAAAGCTGTTAAAGACGTATTAGAACAACTTGATGTTAAATCAAAAGTAGTTCAAGCTAAAGCTCAATTTAGTAAAGATATAAATTCAACGTTTAATGAAATTATAGAAAGAAGATCTGGTATTGATGCTGGTAAAAAAATGTCTTTAGCTGAAGCAAAAGCTTTAGGTAAAAGTAAAGGACGTTTTGACTTTTTTGTTCCAGCTTCCGCTGAAGATTTAAAAGGTTTAACATATAGATTACTTGGCAAAGGCAAACAAGGTGATGCTGATATGAGATTTTTCAAAAAAGCTTTATTCGATCCATTTGCTAAAGGTACTAGAAATTTAACTATTGTTAAACAAAAAATGGCTGAAGAATATTCTACATTAAAAAAGAAATCTAAAAATATAAAACTAAATAAAAAAGTAGAAGGAACACCATATACAGTTGACACTGCTATTAGAATGTACTTATGGGAGAAAGCTGGTTATGAAGTACCTGATATAAATAAATCAGAAAAAAGAACATTAGTAGATTACGTTAAAAGTAAACCTGAATTAATTTCATTTGCTGAAACGTTAGGTGCTATAAGTAGAGTAAAAGAAGGTTATGAGAAACCTAGTGAATATTGGATGATAGAGAATATAGGTTCTGACTTAAATAATATAACATCGAATAGAGCTAGAAAGGAATTTTTATACGAATGGATTGAGAATAAAAATATACTATTTTCACCTGAAAATTTAAATAAATTAGAAGCTACTTTTGGCAAAAGCTATAGACAGGCTTTAGAGAACATGTTAACTAGAATGGAAAAAGGTACTAACAGGTTACATGGTATAAAGGACGGTCCTACAAAATGGTGGTATGATTGGGTGAACGGTTCAGTTGGCGCGACAATGTTCTGGAATACTAGATCTGCCATGCTGCAAACTATTTCTATGATGAACTTTACTAATCATGCAGAGAATAATATATTTGCACAAGCTAGAAACTTTGCTAACCAAAAACAATTTTGGAAAGACTTTGTTATGTTATATAATTCACCAATGTTGAAGCAAAGAAGAGCTGGTTTAGAAATAGATGTATCAGCTTCGGAAATACAAAATATGTTTTCTGCAAGTGGTAGAGATCCTAGAGCTATATTAAGATACATGTTAGAAAAGGGATTTACTCCTACTCGAATGGCGGATAGCTTTGCTATAGCGATGGGTGGTTCTAGTTTTTATAGACAAAGATTTAAAAAGTACAAAAAGCAAGGTTTTTCTGATATAAAAGCTAAAGAAAAAGCAATGCTTGATTTTCAAGAAATAGCAGAAGAAACACAGCAATCTTCTAGACCAGACTTAATATCACAACAACAAGCTGGTCCATTAGGTAGATTGATATTAGCATGGCAAAATACACCTATGCAGATGACTAGGTTAATGAAGAGGTCGCTATCTGATATTGTTAATAGAAGAACAATAGAAGGTCAATCGCAAATGCAAAGTGATATGTCAAATATTTCTAGAATTATTTATTATGGTGCAATACAGAATTTATGGTTTGGAACACTACAATCAGGTTTAGCATGGTTAATGTTTGGTTCAGATCAAGATGATGAGTTTAAAAAGAAAGAAAGAAACATATTAAATGGAGCCTTTGATACATTGTTAAGAGGTACTGGTATTTACGGAGCCGCTATATCAACAGGTAAGAATACATACCTTAAATATAAAGAAGAAAGAGACAATCCTTTTTGGAAACAAGATTACGGTAACGTCGCTGTAGAAGCTATAAATTTATCACCACCAATAGGTAGTAAAGTTAGAAAAGTTTACAGTGCTATAAAAGGTTGGGGTAAATATAAATCAGCTGAAATAGGAAAAGAGATGGGATTGAGAATTGATAATCCAGAATTAATGAATATTGCTAATATTATTGAGGCTACTACAAATATACCTTTAGCTAGATTATTAAATAAATCTAGTAATTTAGAAGAAGCAATTACAGGTAATCACGAATGGTGGCAGCGAACAGCGATGGCTTTAGGATGGAGTAGATGGAACGTTGGTGTTAAAGATGAAGAAGTGGAAGAAGCTAGAGAAAGATTAAAAATTAAAAATAGAGAAAAGAAGAAAGAAGAAAAAAGAAAAGAAAAAGAAGAAAAGAAAATACAAGAAGAAAAAGAAAAGAAAGAAAAAGGAATCAAAACTGTTCAGTGCTCTGGTATACGATCTAATGGGGTAAGGTGTGGTAATACTACGGAAACAGCAGATAAAACTTGGAAGTGCTATCATCATGCTAAATTTACAGATGGTATGGATAGAGACGGCGATGGTAAGAAAGAATATAGGTGTACAGCCACAAAAAAGAACGGTGAGAGATGTAAGAACAAGACAGAGAATAAAAATAAAAAATGTTATGCTCACCAATAAACGTGTGATTATAGTATAGAACCAAAACAAAAAAAATATGATAAATTGGATTAACTCGTGGAAAGCGGGTAACAAAAAAGAAAGATATGAATTAGTATTTAGATTAGGAACTTGGACTATGTTTGAGTTAATGTTTTGCCCTTGTGCAAAGTGTGACAATAAAGGAACATGTCCTAGATTTAGATTTATGATCTTCAACTTTGGATTTGAAATATAATGTGTCCTTGTCCAATATGTACGACGGCCGCGATTATTGGTTTAATAATTTTTAAAATAGCGGTAAAAAGAAAATAAAATGAAATTTATAGGTAGTGAACAATTAAAATACAGAAAGGCTATAAAAGATGGTAAGGTTGTTGATAAAAATAAAGACAACCTTATCACCATGCCAACTAATACAGCTTTATCTTTTGGTGATTTAATAGAGGTTACAAATCCTAAAACAGGTAAGCCAACCGGTGATTACACTTTAACGTTAACTGCTACTAGAACATTTCCTACAACAGGAAGCCTAAGTAAATCAATAACATTAAAATTAACGTAATGGCGGGGATATATACAAATATAACATCAGCAACAACCACAACTTTAATAACTAAAGATAGTGGCGTTAGTGGCAATATTAAAAAAATATTAATAACTAACGTTAATACTTCTAATGTAGTTGATATAACAGTGGATTTATATGATGGAACTAATACATACACTATTATTAAAGAAATAGAGATACCAATTAATTCATCTCTAGCATTATCAGATAATGTAGCGTTTGATAGTAATGTTTTTAATTTAAGAATAACAACAGCGGGTACATCACCTAATGTTACAGTAATAATAAAATAATGGAATTAACAAGAGAAATAATAGAGCAAGGTGTAAAGGCTAAAGGGTACAAATGGTTTGAAACAGGTGACTATAATATTAATATAGTTGGCGTAAGGAACTCTGATACAGGAACTGAGGTAACAAATAAGTTTGATGATAAGATTACACTATCATTTAAGTGTGGTGGTGATTGGGAGTTTTATTGTTATGATTGCACAACTGACCCCGGTAAGTATTGGGTGGAGAATATAATGAGAGTGGAGGGTGTGGCCGTCTTGAAGGAAGGGCAGTATCCCGGTTCTCATAAAATTAGATTACATCAAGGTAGGTATGAGGCATTAGGGCAATGTCGCCCTGTCACAGTATATCGCGACGCCAACAAAGATGATAAGTTTGATTTAAGTGATGATAACACTCAAACAGGTTTATATGGAATCAATATACATCGAGCTACTAAATGGGGTGGTAAAAAATCTAAACAAGTAGATAAATGGTCAGCTGGATGTCAAGTAATAGCAGCTAATGATGATTGGCATGAGTTTATGGATATATGTAGAGTTGCTAGAGATAAGTGGAGTAATAGCTTCACATATACATTATTAGATAGTAAAGATTTAAAATTATAAAATGAAACACTTATTATTATTTCTGTTAGTTTGTACTATAAGTACAGCTCAGATAAAAGACTTCTTTAAGTTCTCAACTTTCTATACATCGATGTCAACAAACACATCATTTGTTGAAAGAGAGAATTATAGAGCCGTTATGAAAGGTTATGAAGATATAACTGAAATTAACCCGTACGATTACAATTTAACGTTAGGCGTGCGCAAAATAGCAAGATTTGATTATGAGACGAAGAGACAAACATGGTACACTGGTACTGAAAGAAATACTGCAGACAATGTTACTGTTGGTAATGCTAATGGTTGGGAGTATTTGTTTAATTATTCTTTTATACGTAATCGTGGTGAAAAGTTTACTGAGCAAAATTTTTGGTTACGTTACCTCGGTGATTGGTTCGTGGCTAAAGCGCAATATACGGACAATGAAAGGGTAAACTTAAAGTATACATCTTTAGATTATAGAGTAAGATTAAATAAAGGTAATTGGGATTTTACTATTGGCACAATGTTTAGAATGCATCCAGTATATGGAGTAAATCCTATAGAAGATTTTTGGGTACCAGGCGAAAGTACGTTTCAAGATATAGCAGAGGACTTTGGTTATGTGCCTCAACCTTGGAATCAAGGTTTTTATATAGACCAAAACTGGTACGATGTTAGTGGTGGAGACTCAGTGTTAGTAGCTACCTCTAATGATGAGTTCTTCAACCACTACTTCGGTGATGCGGTTGCAAGATACAATGAGCGTGAACTTGA